TCATTTAAGAATCCTTCTGAACCATAAGGGTTGCCAAGTGCTTCAAGAGCATTAGCTACACCAGTTACACCCAGACCCATACGTCTCTTACTCTGAGCTTCTAGCTGTTGAGCTGGTAAAGGATATGTAGCTCTATCAACTACGTTATCCATAGCTCTCACAACATTAGGGATGTCATGCTTTAGCTTCTCTAAGTTGAAAGCAAAACCAGAGTCAATGTTCTTCTCGATATATTGTGTCAAGTTGAATGAACCTAGTAAACATGCACCGTTCGGTGGCAAAGGTTGTTCTCCACAAGGATTTGTGGCTGCTATGTACTCACAATAATGTAAGTTGTTCTTACGATTGATACGGTCAATAAACAAGATACCTGGCTCTGCCCAGTCCCATGTCGAACGTAAGATGTCATCCCATAAAGCTTTAGCTCGTATAGTGCTATATACTCTTCCTTCGAATACTAGATCAAAGTCATTGTCTTTTTTAACAGCTTCCATAAAGTCATCAGTAACACCAACTGACATGTTGAACTGTGTCAAGCTAGTTGAGTTGTTCTTAGCTTTGATGTACTCTAGGATGTCGGGGTGATCGACCCTTAAGACTGCCATCTGTGCGCCTCTACGATGTCCTGCAGAGCTAATAGTCTTGCATAATGCATCGAATATACCCATGAAGCTAAGAGGGCCGCTAGAACGGCTATCTAGGCTCTTGATAAGCGCACCGTGTGGACGTAGTGTAGAGAAGTCATAACCGATGCCTCCACCTAGTTGCATAGTCTTAGCAGCTTCCGTTGCTGCCTTCATTATGCCTTCCATACTATCTTCTATAGTCATTGATACGAAGCAGTTGTAAGGTGTCACTTTACGAGGTGAACCCATTGCAGATTGTACTCGACCTGCAGGTAAGAAGCGTTGGTCTAACAAGATGTCTCTGAACTGATTGTAATGATCTTCACTATCTTTAAGCGAGTCAGCTACCCTTGACATAGCTTCTCTAAAGCTCTCGCCCTTAGAGCGATACTTCATTGCATGTATTTCTTCTGATATACCTAGGCTTGGTCCTTGGTGATTTTTAATACTCATACGTTAATCCTTTATTTAAATTCTTTGTCTATTAATAACATTACAGCTAGAAGTGACTGGGCTTCACTCACTATCATTACCTTTGCCTCTAGCCTTGAAGTCTTCTCTCATCCAAACTAAGTTGTCAATGTCACCTCTAGTTAATCCAATGTCATTTAGTTCTCTGTTAGACAAACGATTGAGATGCTTTATTGTATCCCTGTGCATTTGCCATGTTTGTAAGTAGTTGTAGAAACGATACAACCATATAAATGGTGATCGTATACAACTGCATACAATGTGCCTTATCCTACTATTTAATATTCTTTTAATCATCTATTATCTCCACTACCTTTAAGAACACCACGTTCTTGTCTATCATTAAGTTTAATCATGTTAAGTTCTAACACTTCTTGCAAGCTACTGCCGAAGTAATTCGCCAGAGCAGTTAAGTAGAATGCGACATCTCCTAGTTCTTTAATGATGTCTTGGGCTTCTACTTTAGTATTGTCACGTAAGAGCTTCTTAATCTTCTCAGCTATCTCACCTGACTCTCCAATAAGACCTAAAGTGTTTTCAATTAACCTAGTTTCACCTTCTGTCATTATTTTACCCTCTACCCATTGAGAATAATTACCTGTTGTTGTTGTCATCCATCTATCTCCGTTACCATCATAAATTCTATTATACCGTCTTCTAGATCATATAGTACACCTAGAACTTCATCTTTAACTAAGTCTTCACGATCAGTCTGATCTAACTCTAATACAAACTGATCTGGTTCCATTCTTACTTTAAATGTTACTTCGTACTCCATGTTACCCTCCATAAGTTTGTTTAAGAACGTCCATTGACACCCACTGGGCATCGTACTGACCTTCCATGATGTTGCGTTTAATTAGTACGCCTTTCCACCATTCACCATTAGACTGACCTGCCCATGACTCTGGAGCACCTTTGAAACAACCTACGACTGCTCCGATACCACCATTAACACCTACATCTTCTTTGAAGTACATGTCACGCTTGTGGCTGTGTCCTACTGAACAAGACCTGTAACGTTTTTGTAGTAAACCGTAGGCATGGTGTGTGCCGCTAATTGCTCTACCGAAGTTACCTGCACCAACAAAATGTGCATAATCTACACCATCATAATTACGGATAGCAGGTGCACCGTTTTCGTATTGGTGATACTCATCAAACCATTTCTTAGTATCTAAGTGAGTGAAGGAGATACCATACTTTTCACCTTCTAACCTAGGGTCATAATTAATAGCTGTTGTAATGCGTGCTTCGTGATTACCTTCGAAGCCATACCACTTTGGTCGTCTACGTCTTTGCTGTCTAAATCTGTAACGTAGAAGTTCTTGAGACTCATTGTATGACTCAATGTCACCACCGTAGTTCTGAGCAACCACACTCTTAGGTTTAGCTTTATCGTACATGTTAAGTGACTTCATGTCTGCTCCGTCACCTAGGTCTATACAGTAGTCAGGTTTAACATCATAGATCAATCCACCTAGCCAATCAAATCTTTCGTTAGTAGTCTCTGGTGATGCGTGAGCGCACGACCAGACGATTGCTGTCTTACCCATTGCTGATTTACTTATAGTCATTTCTTTTCCTCTTCTGTCCATTCCACTGGAATAGTCTTATCTGAATATAGAAAGCCATTGTTCTTACACCAATCTCCATAGGTGCTTTTAGCTCCCTTGTAGAGCTTGGCTCGTGAGTTGTTAAATACAAATCGTATATCATGTTCTGGAAACTGATTTTGTATCTCTTTATGTTTACGCCTGTCTGTTGAAACGAAGCGTCCTTTAGTCTCAATGATGATACCATTCTCAAGAACAAAGTCAGGTGTATAACTCCTCACCTTTAAGTCTGTCCATTTGATCTTAGTCTCTTCATAAGTAAAGCTGACACCACGCTCTTTAAGATCATTAGCTGTTTGTTCTTCTAGCCCTGATCTGTAACCTGCCGCGATACCGTGAAATCTACTGCGTTTAGCCATTAGAAATCCTCCACTTCTGGAACCTTTAGTTCTTTTTTAATCTTGGTCAAGTATTGTGGGCCGTATGAGTAAGCGAACTTCTTCAATCCTGGCCAACAAGCTTTCTTAAACTCACAGTAAGAACATTCCATACATAGTTTCCTGTTAGGAGAAGTCTTACTTTGTAGCTCATCTTTATACTCACGAGGCGGTGGTACTTTTTTCTTTACCATCTCCTTGATTGCTTTGATCTCTTTTTCTTTAGTTTTAAGCTCTTCAGTAAAGTCGTACATGTCTAAGCATATACTTCCGTTTACTTTATCTATAACTAAGAAAGCACCGTGAGTTTTGTTAGTAACTAATGGGTCATCTTTAGCCGCATAGACATACGAAGATAACTGAGAGATATAACCGAATGGGTCTTGATCTCTTAGGTTGCCTTCTTTGAACTTCTTAAAAGAGTAAGGAGAAGCTGACTTAACATCTACTGTCATGCCATCTATAACACAGTCTCGACTTCCTTTGATACCGTGTGCGCTCATCTTATCCTGTTGACCAACAACTTTGTGTCCTGCTTGCTGTGCGATACCTAAAGCAAGTTCCTCAATCATGTCTCCATAAAAGAACTTGAGCAGTGCGTTGGCTTGTAAGGCTTCTGCCTTATCTGTTTGATTAATCTTGTACCATAACTTACGAGAGCAAGGTGTTCCAAGTGACGACATAGACAGATAACCCCTAGGTTCTTGTGGGGCTTTGAATCTATCAGAAGCCATTTGAGCTATATTCATTCCAACCAGTTGACCAATCGTATTGTCCCAACCTTTCTGACCGAATATAACGCTCTCCATGTCCTGTACTAATGTAGCTATTTGTTTAGCCATTGTATATCCTTCTGTTAGAGGTGCAAAGGGACTCCGAAGAGCCCCCTCAAATGCTTACCGAGGTCCTTGTCCTCAGAAGGGAATATCCCCTGGGGTTGCCTTACTAGGTGAAGGGGTGGGGGTTGGAGCAGCGTTAGCGTAGTTCTTAGGTTGTATACCTTGTGAGACACCACCGCCACCTTCTGATTCAAAGACTACGTGATCAATAACTTGAACACCACTTAGTCGAGAACCTACACCCATTTTAGTATCGTATACGTCTACATACACTACACCTACTGAGCCGTTACCGATCATACCATCCGAGTCTGTCCATGCGTCACCGCTTGAGTTGAATACCTTTGGAGCACCTGCTGCCCACTCACGATCAAACTTGTCTTTCCAAGGGCGTTTGAACTTGACACGAGTACCTCGTCCATCTGGGTCTGGTTTACCTTGCTTACGCACACCAGAGTCTTTCATCATCTTGAACGTAGCATCGTCCATAATAATGTCAACAGTTGTAGCACCGTCTGTTTCTACATCATACTCACCGTTGTCTCTATTGCCTTCGAATAGTTTAGCCCACTCTAGGATACCTGTTAGTTCTATTGTTTTAGTAGCCATATATAATCTCCTAATGATTATTTGTTGTTGTACTGCAATTATAGCAGATGTTGTGTAGTATGTCAACAGGTCAATGTGTATCATACCACGATTTTCCTATATCATAAGAACCTGGAGTTGGAATCTTAAAGCCTAACTCAACGCCTGTCTCTGACATAGTAGTAGCAATTAGTTTACCTAGATGCTCAGCCTCTTCATAAGAGCCTATAACTTCTACTTGGTATTCGTCATGCACAAAAGCACACATCTTGAAGTTGATACCCTCTGCCCTAGCTTTCTTGTGAAAGTTGAGAAGTGTATGCTTCATTAAGATAGACTCACCAGATTGTAATATACCTGCTAGAGTCTTGTGCTCGTTAGGTACGATAACCTTACGACCATCGTAACCTGTGAAATAGCCCTTGTCTGCAATATAAGGAACCATTCTTTTCTTGAGAGGTGCTAAGCCATCAATGCTTTGCTCAAAACGTTTCATAGCTGATGCGGCTTCTTGTACGCCAACCTGCATGATACTAGCAGTCTTAGCAACACCTGCACCTAGTAGCCATCCATATATGAACGTCTTAGCCATGTCACGAGTAGCATGTGAGATACCTAAAGCTTTCTTATTCATATTGTGAATGTCTGTCTCATTCTCTTTCTTACCCTTCATAATAGCATTAGCATACATGTCAGCGTCAAAGTGTCGCCACATGTAGTCAGCAAGTACTCGTAACTGAATACCGTCTGCATCACAGCCGACTAAGTAGCTACCCTCAGGTACTGTCCAACACTGGCGTAACTGGTGATCGTACTTGGCCTTGATCTCGTCTACTGCATTACGAGGTGTGCCGTGAAAGGGTGAAGCAATGTTGGCGGTGTTTGGATTGTTGTGTGCACAACGTCCTGTCCATGCGCCAATATTATTGATAGTACCATGTATACGACTGTCATCACATACTTGATTAATCCACTCGACTAGTGAAGACCTACGGCCTTCTAACGTAAGCCACTGAGCAAGCGACTTAGCACCCCTAGGTGCAGTGTCAGGTAACGTAGACAAGTTGTCTTCTGATACCGTGTAACCATAACGCTCAAGAGATTGCTTCTTGTCGTCATAGAAATCTTGATCCATCTTAAGTATCTTCTTACCATATGGGTCTCCTATCTTAAGTCTGTTGAACTTGTTATGAGTTGCAGTCTTCTCAAAAGGTTTCCAACCTGCATCCCATAATACATCTACTCTATCTTTAGAAGCCCCAGGATTGAAGCTGATAAAGTCATAACAGATAAGGTCATCACCTTGCCTATCAGTAGCCGCATACTTCTTCTTAGCATTAGTCACGCTAGAGAATACCGTACCATCTTTCTTCTCACGGTACTTGATAGTGTTTACAGGTAGTAGTTTAGGTGGGAAGTCTTCTTGAAATAGTTGTTCAAGTTCTTGCTTCTCAATTATAACACTGTCTAATAAACTCTGCGCTAAGCTGTGATCAAAGTGAAAGCCGTGATACTTACTACGAACTAACTCAATCTGTAAGTCATGTTCAGTACGCATTGATCTAGCCCAATCCTGATCGTATAGGATGTGACTGAAGTGATTGAACAATGCCTCAGTAGTATCTAGGTCTCCATACCAGTAGTCAATCATATCCTGATTGAAGTTGGCAAAATCGTGATAGTCACCTTTGTAAACACCTAGGCGTATGCCCCAACTCTTTAGTGAGTGTGGACCTTTACCACCAGTAGGTATGGCTATATCATAATCAACTGTGCGGGACACAATCAAAGTATCAATAACCTTACGCGGGTCAAGAGGAGCGTCTAACCATTTGTTAAGGATAGGTAGATCATACTGAATGAAGTTATGCCCAACCATCTTATCTAAGGATTGATGCCACTCGGTAGCTTCCTTTCTTGCTATAGGGTCTGTATGTATGTTCTCGAACTTAAAGACTTCACCCGTATCTTGCATCTTACCACCAACTAACCAGATTGAATCTGGATGTTCGATAGCGTTAGTCTCAATATCACAGAATGCTATACGTGCCATGTTGTCTCCTTACATTTCAAAGTTAAAGTAATCAATCAGTAGTAGTTCGAGTTCGTCTTGTAATCTCTCAATTACATTTTCATCTTCATCATTGTTAAGTGCATGAGATAATTGATCTTCTGCCATGCCTACCCTTGACTCAAGTTGTTCGAAGTAAATCTGTCTGCTGTCATCATACTGATCTAGCTCGTTATCACTTAGAGTATCAAAGTAATCAACACTTGAGTAGAGGTCATCTACAGTAAGGTTGTAGTCGTCGTTATCATAATCAGACCCCATTGAAAGTCTCCTCTGCTAATATTGTAGTGTCTGGTTCATAGTAGATAGAACCTGCTTTACCTAACCTACTGAAAGGTCTATTCTTATCAACGATGAAGTTGGTAGTGTTACGCACATCCTCGTCCTCTGATTCAGTGTCACGCTCTAGCTTTAGACATATGATAGCCTCTTCTTCAAGAGAACCTGCATACTTGGTACGACCATCGTCATTAACTTGTGAGATGAATATAACACCAATGTCTAACTCTTTAGCTAGCTGAGCCATACGAGAACCTATAGCTGTAAGCATTGAGGTAGCACCATCAGCACCACCTTGAGATAGGTAGGCTAGACGCTGTACGTGATCAATGAATACATAGTCAACCCCATACACTGTAGCCGCCATTCTAACGTAGTCTAGAAGCTTCATAGGGTCA